CACCTTTAGGGCGCACACTAGTACCAACCAGTTGGTTCATATCAATGTCTGCACGAAGTGCATATACGCTGTTACCAAGTCCAAGAACTGAGTACGCTGTATGCAAACCGTATTCATTTAGCTCATCGCCATGAATAGCAGTGCCTGCGCTCTTCTTGAATGTTGGGTAGCCAAATGCGTTGATAAGTTCGCGCTGACTGCCGTATGCGTTTAATGTGTTAGCATTAATTTTTGTAGTACCAGACGCCACGTCCCCGGAAGGATTGAGTTTGTCTTGTGCTGTTGCGAAGATGACAAGTGGAACGGTACCAGTACCAGCTGGGACGTATTGACTTTCATCTGAAACGGTTATACTTAAACCGGGAGAAACTAGAGTTGCCATGGTTAATTTCCTTTAACGAAACATGTTAAAGTTATTTACCGGGAACTTGCTTTTTCGGGCTTGTTGAGGTGCCTTTATAAAGGTCAGGCGTATAAATACTCCATGCAATCTAGAAAAATATGTTTAACGTGCCATAGCAGACCAGTGGCAATCAATTATTTACGCAAAGAGAAGATTTATTACCGTAAACTGTGTAGCCACTGCTTGCGCAAAGGTAAGCGGGCCAAAGCAAATCCACCACTATGGTTCAAGAGTGGCTATAGGAAAAAAGAAACTTGCGAGGTTTGCAAGTTCAAAGCACCGTTTCCAAAAGAGCAACTGACTGTGTGCCACATTGATGGCGACTTGAAAAACATCAGTTGGGTCAACTTGAAAACAGTGTGCTTGAACTGCTTGTGTACTATTTCTAAATCTAAGCTGTCGTGGAAGCCTGGGGAGCTCGAGCCAGATCTTTGATCTGTGCATACAGTTGCTCAATGCTTCCATTGTTGTCAACAATCACATCAAAGTCTGTGCCCACCCATGACGTTTCACTTGCATGGATAGCATTGTCAGTCAGCCATTGCTGTGCTTTTGTATCACCTCGGTTGGCCTTGCAAGCAATGTCATACCAGTGCGGTATAACACCACGCTGTACCCACACAATACGCCCGCCTTGTTCTTTGATTGCTTTGATTTCGTTTGGAAAACGTACATCGCTGATCACAGTGTGATCACTGCGGCGTGCCAGTCGCGATTGCAATGCCGCAATCCAAATGTCATCATGGAAGTGAGTGCGGCATACTTCGGTGCCCCACCACTGTAGAATCCATCGTGGGGTCAAGTGTGGCATTTGCAGTCGTTCAGCCCACCAAGGATCAACTTGCTCGCGCCAGGCACGAGCTTCAGGTGTGCGTCCTTCAATTAGTTCTCGGTCCCAACCAAACACTGCGCTTACAGCGTCTTTAAGAGTGCCAGCAAAGCTGTCTCGTCTAAAGCCATGGAACCCTACTAGATAATCAGCGGCTGTATCCTTGCCGCTGCCAATAAAACCACAAATACCTATTATCATACATACCCCCGGTGTTAGAAGTATTATATTTTATAATTTGGCAAATGTCAAACACCGTATTTGTTCTTTTTCTTTGGAGCAACAGGACTTGCTTTGTGAGTGTCGTCTAGCTCTTTGCTGGTTAGATCACCGTGATTCAAATCTTCATAGCTGGCACCTACTGCGGCGTAGCTTTGTTTTAGCATGTTGGCTTCTTCCTGTGTGTAAGGATGTGCTGTGTGCTTTTTACCGTAGAACGTTTTTGGATCAATGTCCAGCTTGTTTTTGCCATCGCTCATAGCCAGTGCAAGCCCAAGGCGATAGTGTGCATAGTCTGAGTTCATTTTTTCTGCATCGCCAAACGTATGCAGGCCTGCGTTTGACTGCTTGAAGTTATCTGGTACTTTGCCTGCACGAGCTTCAGCTACAATTTCAGTAATTTTCATATCAGCAGTTCCAACGTCTACGTGCTTTGCAGATGGCCTTGTCCGGAGTCTTTGCGCATGAAATGCTGTGCATTTTCATTTGTCCACGACTGCGTGAGCAGTAGCTTGATCTACGCTTGCTGGCCTTACTGCCTTTCTTTAACTTACTAGGCTTAGTGGTCACAGCAGTTTGCAATTTGCTGCCAGGGTGTTCTCTGCGATAAGTTTTAACTGCTTTGCGGCTCATGCCGTCTGTCTTGTCACGATTGTTGGCTTTCTGCCAGGCTTCGCTCTCCATAATAGGATCTGACGTCACTGCAAACACATACAGTTCATCGTCTGTTAGACTTTCTAAATCTTCCCAAATTGCGTCAGCGTCAACTCCATTGCGTTCAGCAATAGTTTCAACGATTGATTCAATTAAATCAAATTCTTCTGACAGGTCTTCTGTCTTGGGTTTTTTGCCTGCCTTCTTCATGTTGACTGCAATAGCAGCCTGTTGAGCGGCATTGGCCGCTTCTTCAACTGCCTCGGCAGGCACACAGTTATTCACACGTACTCCGCCCTTGACCTTGGTCTTGGGGTTACCAATCTTTTTACCTGTCCAGCACTTGGGATCCAAGCGGACTTTTTCTTCTACAATAATTTCAGTTATTTTCATAGTTTATCCTATCACCCAGGTATACGGTTGTGATCCATCAACAAACCGTTTGAGCTCTTCTTCGAGAGCATCCATTTCAACTTTGGCTTCAGCTTTAAGTGCTGCCCCATTCAGTTGTGTTCCACCTTGTGGGCCTGCAATTGATGCAAACTTCTCACGTGCCTGTCCCAGCATTTCTTTACACATTGCAAGACTGTAATCTTGCAACCAAGGAAATATAGTATCGCTGTTGAACAACATGCTGTCTGGCTTTTTGTTATAGATCCATAGCAACACTGTTTCAGATGGCGTGTCAGTGACAGGACTGAATGCTTCAGTGCTTCTACGATCATATCCGTCAACCACTGTTGCAGCCAACACATTGGTGGCTATGACTGTGACTGTTTTGTAATCGCCACTCACAGTGTCCACAGTGTAGCTACCGTTGTAACCTACCACGCGGCAGTTTCTAATTACAATATTGTTGCCTACTGCAAGGCCAGTCCATGCTTGATCAACACCAATGGTGATTGTACTGCCTATTGCTGTGCCACTCGCACTCAATTGGGACAGCACACGATAAGTGTGTCCAGCATCAGGAATCTTGCGAATAATTGTTAGTTTTTTGCTTACTGGATTCCATGTGTAGTTCATGTAACCGCCAAACATACGCATGGCCAGTTCTTGGTACTGGCTAAACAATTCATAGTTGACTAGTCCACCAACACGACCTGCCACCAGCATGTATGTGTTTAGGTAACCACTTGCAAATGGTTCAAATTGGCTGGCACTGGTACCAGTAACTGATCCAATGCCTCTGCGAAATATTTGACGCACATTGTTGATTTCTGCTGGTAAAATGTATTCTTGTGTTTCGGGTAGCAGTTCAAGAAACGCATAGCTTTCTTCTTCTGCATTCTGCGCACGTTGACGGTAACGAGTAAGTGCTTGATTGATTGCAATCCTGTAGTGGTCAGGATCCAATTCCACATCAACCATGCCATCACCCAGGCGGAAGCGCACATAGTCTTCGATCTCTTTACGTTTTTGTGCATTGGGCGATACCGCAGTTTCGTCATAGGCAATCACACCCGGACTGCCCAGATTGTCTGTTACCAATGCTTGCCTTGAATTGAGTCCGCTCTTTAACGTAGCCATAAAAAATCCCTGTATGCAGTATTTATACACACAGGGATTTGAGCTAGGGTTAGATTATTGTACTTTGAGTAGCACCACATCAGCATTGATGCGTCCGTTTAGCAAGGTTTCTGTTGCCTTGATACTGTCCAGGTACTTGCGCAACTGCACTTTGCCTGCTTTCATAAACTCTGCCAGCTGTTGTTCGGGCTTGCGCAAGGTCTTGCTTGCACTCTTGGCAGTGTAGTTGTCAATGCTAGTGCCTTTGATAGCTAGACCCGAACTCGACATGGCCATGTACTGGCCCAGCTTGCGTGTTTTTGTGTTGTACACCCACAGCTCTTGCGCACCAATGATGTCCACTGGGTTGACACTGACCAGCTTGAGCACTGCATCTTGCTTGGCATACTTGAGCTTGGCAACCAGTTTTTCTTTGCTAGGGCTCTTTTTAACTCTAGCTTTCTTGGTGGCTTTCTTCACACCGCGGTACTGGTCAACTGCTTTTTGCAGTTCATCAAACCAGGCATAGATGCGTTTGTAGTCTGCGGTTTTGAAGTGCTTGTAGCCTTCAATCAACTGCTCGTCCGACTTGGCTTGCGCAGATTCCATTTCTGCACGTGTTTTTACAAAAGCCATTTCAATCTTGCCTAGCTGTCCTTGTGGCACGTTTTGTGCAACCAGGAAGTCATAGGGTTTGAAGCTGGTGCCAGCATTGGTAACCACATCATCAAAGTAGCCTTCAAGCTCACCGATAGTGGCACTGGTTTTTTCATTCAGTCGATCTTGTATTGTAGGCTGTCTCACAATGGGCTTGTCTTCTGCCGCAACAGGCTGATCGTCTTCTTCGTTGTATTCTGTGTATTTTTCAACCACATCACGCACGGCTGTTTCCAAGTACTGCAATGCACGTGGCTTGAGCGGCATGCCTTGTTTGTGTGCGGCAATGATACTGCATGCAGTGATTGGCACCCAGCGGCTTTTGATTACTTTGCTCAAGTCAGTTTTGCTGACTACAAAGTGTTTCTGTTCCTGGAGCCATGTTATAAACTCTGGCTTCAAATCTTTAACACTGAAGTGATAGTTGTAGTAATAAAAACTACGGCGCAGGTGATGATCAAAATCTGCATCACTAAAGGCCAGAGCACGTTCTGTATCCCAAACGGGTTCCCCGCCTGTGTACTTTTCATCAGCCAGATGAGCACGGCGTACACTTACTTTTTTCTTGGCAATTTTGACGCCAGCAACTGTTTTGCCTGTGTTGCCTTTTTTAGGCGGTGCTTTTTTCACTGCTGTGACCATGCATCTGCTCCTATTAGTTGATTACAAATGTAATTATACGATAAAACGGATAATAGGTCAACCGTGTTGTAAATGGGCTAGCATTAGCCATTTTTCAAACTCGTTAATACTTTCGTTTATCCGAGTCAGTAGCGTTATCTGGCGTGGGGATCGTTCTCGTTTGTTCCTGCGCATTTCCACTTCCTCACCGCCCAGTTGTTGCACAAGCCCTTCTACATTGCCTATCATTCGGGCTAGATCCTTGCGACAGTTCTGTGGTGCATTTTGCATTTCTGCTCGCATTTTTGAGCTGACCTCTGTCCAATCCAGTGAAGTTTTTATCTGCATGGGTGCAGTATAGCACAAATTAATCCCAAAGTCAATCCAGCTAAATATCACAATAAGGATCAAATAATGCCTCGTCTTAG